TTTTTGACGGCAGTACAAGCTGGGCGACGGCTGCAAGCAATGCGTTCTTGCCGAACAATCTCTTCGCTGATAACGGCGGTTCGTGGACAGTTTCCTGTTGGTTTAAGTTTCCAGCAGTGCCATTTGGCACAAAGACTGCCAATGAAAGCTGGATGATTGTTGGACGTGGTGGGGGTATTGGTACTGCCGCCACTTTTGGACTTTTTGTTGGCTCCGAAACAGATACAACATATGGAAGCTATGCCCCATTCAAGCTGGCAAGTGTAGTTCGAGGAGTTGTGACTGTTATTTCTTCTGGCTCGGTAAATACTGACACCTGGAACTATGCTGCGTTGACGTGGGACGGATCGTCAGGCTCCATCTATTTTAATGATGCCAGTGCAATTAACATGAATGTCGGCACCGCAAATCTGCAAGCAACGTCTACATTTGTTGTTGGCGGCGGTGGCGGTACGCCTGCAGCAGGTCACGCATATTCTGGTAACATTGCCCAAGTGGCCGTATACAGCAGCGCATTATCGGCTGCTGATGTTGAGCATAACTACAAGGCCTTAAGGGGTCGATTTGTTAGTTAGTCAAGGAGGAAACTAGGATCATGATGTTACTAGGGTTTAATGGCGGCAGGCTTGGAAAGAACAACGACCCACTCCCAGGCAGTGCCACTGGAGTGTGGACGCTTAATGAGCAAATAAATATCAGGCGTCAAGGGCTCTGGCCTGTTGCGGGCGATCCATTCTTCTCCAATGTCTCATTATTGCTTCATTGTGACGGCACCAATGGCAGTACGACAATTGTCGATAGCAGCGGTTCACCTAAGACTGTAACAGCCGTTGGCAATGCGCAGATCAGCACGGCGCAGAGCAAGTTTGGCGGGGCGAGTTTGCTGTTCGATGGAAATGGCGACGCAGCTACCATTCCAAATACAAACAATGCGTTCACTTTTAGCACAAACACCTACACCTTTGAATGCTTTATTCGTCCTGTCGCATTGTCTTCATTTAAGATACTCTTGGACGTATCTGCGACGGCTGGAAACTTCTTCGGCACTCTCTATTTAGCCCACAATGGAACTACGCTTGTGTGGGGAACCAGACCTAACACTGGATCTCAATATGCCTATGTTGAAGCCACTGGTGGTACGTTAACGACAAACACATGGCAGCATGTCGCTCTTAGTGTAAATGCTGGGGCTGCTAAAGCATTTATCAATGGCGTCGCGGTTGGTTCCCCAATCACGTTTTCAACACCTGCATATACGCCGGTTGGTTTTGGCGTTGGCCAATTTTCCAACTTGTTAAGCGCTGAGTATTCGTTTAATGGTTACATAGATGAAGTTCGCATAACAAATGGCGTCGCTCGATACACGGCTAATTTTACCGCGCCTACTGCACCATTCCCGGGGCAATAACTAGTCATGCTGTACTCCTTCAACAATGATCGCCCAGCGCCGTTGCCTTTTCGCATTCGGATGCCGAACGGTTTTACGCGCACTGATCCCTCCTCCTTTTCCGAGGAAGAAATCAGCGCTGCTGGCTTCACCGGGCCTTATGTCGAACCTGCCTATGATCCAGCCACTCAATACCTGGCCTGGGTGGATGGCACCTACGTCATCGAACCACTACCACCACCGCCACCGACGCCGGACTGGCTGAGCTTCAAGACCGCCATGCTCTCCAGCCCGGAGGTGAATGCCGCGATGGGACAAGCAACACCCTTGGCTCCACTTGCTGTATTCAGCCTTCCCGCTGCGCTCAATGCCGCTGTGGCTGGCGATAGCAGCGACTTCAGTATCACTTGGACCACTTTGCGCGAGGCCGGCCTCATCCCCCAACCGGTGCTGGATGCCGTTGCGGCAACGGCAGTGGCGTGTGACTTGCCAGGGGAGTTCATCCAAGTGCTCGGGGGGACGCTATGAACCGCAGCCTGGAGATGTATGCCGCTGGTGTCGCCCTGCTCGTGACGCTCATCGGTGGCACGGTCACCATCGAAAACCGCTACGCAAAGGCCGCCGATGTGGAAACAAAGCTCAACCAGCTCTACGCTAAACAGCTGAAGACCCGAATCCTGGAACTGCAACTCAAGCCGCCACCGCAGACCGCTGCTGATCGCGCCATGTTGTTGCACCTGCAGCAGGAACTGAAGGAGGTAACCGAGCCATGAGCACACCAGCGAGCATCCGCGAGCAGATCCTGAACCGGATCGCTACCGTCACCCTGCCTGGCACTGTGCAGGTCGGCAATAGGATCTACCGCTCCAGAACACAGGCCTACAGCCGCAGCGAAGCACCAGCGATCAGTATCAGCCCTGGTGAGGACAACCCAATCAACGCACCACGCACCATCGGTGCCAGCCTTGGCAAGCTGGATCAGGTGCTGCCGGTACTGATCGAGATCTATGTACGCGGTGATGTACCAGATCAGTTAGCGGATCCCATCGGTGTTGATGTGCACGCCAAGATGATGGCTGATCGCACGATGGGTGGGTTAGCTCATGATGTGCAGCCTGATGGCTGGCGGCCTGAATATGAGCAAGCGGACCTTACCGCTGGATGGATTGGTCATAAGTTTCTGATTCGGTATCGCACGCGTGATGATGCGATCAATGCCCAGCCTTGATGTCCATAGGCTGATGGTGTGGATGCTCAACACACAATGCCCGAGCAGTATGAACACCACGGCCAGAGTGGCGAATACGTGATGTTGCCATCGGGTGAGGTGGTGCCTGCTGCTGAATACAAAAAGCCGTCTGAGCCCACCAAGCCCGTTAAACCCGCACCAAAGGCCCAGGACTGATGGCACTGCTGATCCGCAACAGTTTCCTGCTGGCGAAAGCCGAAACCACCTACGGCACGTTGGGTAGCTCCATCGCCGCTACCGATGCGGTGAAGATCGTGAGCATGGAGGTGAACCCGATCACAGGTGAGCGTGTACAGCGCAATGTGATCAAAGGATTCCTTGGTGCTGATCGGCAGCCGCTGACAAATGAACACGTGGCGGTGACGATCACGTTTGAATGGGGTGGATCTGGTGTTGCTGCTACGGCACCGCGGTTCTCGCCGCTGCTGCTGGCATCGGGTATGAACCTGACCAGTTCAGCCGAGATCACAGGTACGGCCCAAGCTGGTGGTGCTAACACCATTACGCTTGCATCTGGTGCCAGTGCTGTCACTGACATCTATGTTGGCTATCCAATCATCATTACCAGCGGCACTGGTCAAGATCACGCTGGTGTGATTACTGCCTACAACGGTTCCACCAAGGTCGCCACTGTGGTGCCGTCTACAGCGACGTTCGTACCTGGTGCCAGCAGTGAATACAAGATCCCAGCATTGAGCCTGTACCAGCCGATCAGCAGCTTTGGTAATGGCTCTAGCTGCACGCTGGTTGCAGTGAAGGATCAGAACGTCCATCGGATTGAAGGTTTCCGCGGCAGCCCGGCATTGAATGCACCGTTGAATGGTTATGGCACGTTCACGATCACTGGTGTGGGTCGGTACGTGACACCAACCGCGAAATCAACTGAATCGTTCACCTACGGCGACCAAGCCGAACCGGTACCGGTGACGCCAAGGCACACCAAGGCGCTGCGGTTCCAGGATTATGGGCCGTGTTCTGAAGGGTTCACGTTCGACTGGGGCCTATCTACGACCTTCCGTTCATTGATCGGGTGCACCACTGAAGCGCTGATCACTGACAGGCCGAATCCAAACGGTACGCTGACCATTGAAAACCCATCGGTTGCTACGAAGAACTTCTTCACCGCAGCTGCTGATAATACCGGCGCCAGCGATGGGCCGTTCCTTGTTCAGCAGGGTACGACTGAAACGCAGAGCACAATCTTCTATGCACCCAAGTGTGCGATCAGTGGTGACCTTAGCTTCAGTGATACTGATGGTGTTGACATGATGCAGATTCCGTTTACTGCACTGCCAACCAGTGGTAACGACGAAACCAAGCTGATCTTCTACTGATGTTTCATCTCTATCAGCCGGACCACATCGAGTGGCCGGTGTCTGTTGACCTTCCCGCCAAAGGTGGTGTGAAGAAGGCGTATAAGTTCACGGCACATTTCCGTGTGCTGGATCAGGAGGACTGCCAAGAGCTGCAGGATCAGCATAACCAGATGCTGGTGGCCTTACGTCGTCGGCTGCAGGCATTACAGGGCTACAGCAGCGATGCAGATGCTGATGATGTGATGACTGCACCGCTGCCATGCACGTATCAGGATCTCGCTGATGCGGTGTTATGCGGCTGGGGTGAGGAGGTCGTTGATGAAGCTGGTGAACCGGTGGAGTTTAATGATGTGAGCAAGGCACGGTTCTATCGAATTCAAGGTGCTGCGGCTGCAGTTTTTACCGCATGGATTGACAGCCTTGGTGCACCAAGTGAGAAGAGTGCTGCAAAGGCTGGAGGATTTAGAGCAAAAAACTGATCGGTGCGGCGCGGTGCATCGCCGCTGCCGCGAAGGGTGACCCAGCTGATGATGGCAAGGATGCGGCTGATGCCGCTGCGGTATTCGGCCTAGCGGTTCCTGAAGCACCAAAAGAACCTGATTCTTATGGATTGCTGCCCGAGAACCTAGATGTGGTGATCTGGTTTCTGAAGATGCAAACGCAGTGGCGTGTTGGGATGAATGGTGCGACGGGTATGGACTATGGCGTGTTTCTGTACTGGGCAAAGGAAGAAGGTATTAAGCGTGGTGATCGTGTGTGGATGCTGGAAGATCTACGGTTGATGGAACGTGAATTTTTGAGTGTGCTGCATAGTGGGTAGGCTGTGAATATCACGGCAGGTTGATAACAGATGGCCAAGATGAGCCTGGATACGGCGATCCGGCTCAGTGCTGAGGTAAAAGGTGGCGGCAATATCGATCGAGTGAAGCGGTCGCTGCAGGATCTAGGCAAGAACAGCCAGCTGTCAGCACGTCAGATGAATTCGTTGCGATCAGCAACGTTTCAGTTTGCACGTGCCAATAACAACACGATCGCAGGCATCAAGAACAGCATTGCGGCATTTCGTGGGCTGCAGGAACAAGCCAAGATCGGCAGCCGTGAATTTCAAAGGTATGGAGCTGAGATCCAGAAGCTAGAGGCAAAGCTGAATGGACTTGATGGTACGGCGCAAAGGGCTGGGCAATCGTTAAGTCAAAAGTTGGCAGCGGGGTTAGCTGCGGCCGGCATCGGGCGTGCCTTGCAGCAGATCACGGTTCAGGCAGGCAAGTTTGACGCAGAACTACGTAAGGCAGCAGCGATTGAGGGCAGTGCTGGTTCGTTTGAGGTGTTGCGGAAGGAGATCGAGGCGGTGGCATCAACGGCGGCTGGCACGCCTACTGAAGTTGCGGCACTGGCTACGGCATTGAGCCGCGCAGGCTTTAGCGCGGATCAGACCGCAAAGGCATTGCGGGGCATCGTGCAGGGTGCTGAGGCGACCGATACAGCCTTTGCAGATATGGGCGGCATCGTCGGCACCATATTAAAGACTTTCCAGGTTGACGCCAGCCAGACCAGCGGAATCGTTGATGTTCTGGTGAAATCTGCCAACAGCGCCAATCAGACGGTTATCGACGTGGGCGAGGCTATGAGCTACGCCGCCGGACAAGCCGCCACGCTCGGCGTGGACATTAAAGATACGTCGGCATTGATCGCACTGCTGGCCGACGCAGGCGCTAGGGGTAGTAGGGGCGGCACCGCTATAGCGACAGGCCTCAGCCGGTTGCAGATTGCGGCCGGCGGTGCTGACTCTGAGATGCAGGAGTTGATCAAAGGCAGCGCCAAGATGGCCGAAGCAATGACTCGACTTGGCGCCTCAATTCTTGATGCGGAGGGCGACCTAAAGCCGATGGATGAGGTTTTGGTTGCTATTAAACGTCAGATGGACGGAATGAGTGCTACTGATAAAGCGATCATCGCAAAAGCATTATTCGGTGCAGATTCTGGCAAGGCATTTCAGGCGTTACTCGCTAGGTCAGAACAGGACATCGTTAGTATGTTCAGCAAGATGCGTAATGCTGGTGGTGTCGCGGCTGACACCCAGCAGAAGATGCAGGGATTTGATTATTCAATCAAGGTATTAGGCGGCAACATTGAAAACGTCACAAATCAGATTGGCGGAATGGTTGGTAAGGCGTTAAAGCCGTTTATCGACTTCTTGAATGAGTTGCTTGGACTGCTTAATGCAGCTCCTGATCCGATTAAGCAGTTTGGTGCAGCAGCTGCAGCAGCAGGTGTCGCCACATTGGGATTCGTCGCAGCAGCCAATGCCTTAAAGATGGGGCTAGCAGCGCTGGGCGGTATAAGTGCAGTCACTAGCGCGCTTAATGGCTACACCGGCGCTGCGACAGCTGCTGGTAATGCGTCAACAGTTGCTGCCGGAAAAGTAGGTTTACTAAAAACTGCGCTCGCAACGCTTGCCAAAATTGGCATTATTACTGTTGGCATCAATCTAGTAGTGAATGGATTAACAAATGCGATCAGAGCAAATCAAGAAATCGCCAAACTGCGGGGCGAGCGAAATGCTGGTGGTGCGGCGGCGATGTATGGCGGTGCAGCACCGAAAGCAGCAAAGGCAGCAGCACAACAGACCCTAAATGCAATCGAGGCTGAACGTAAGCGTGGTGTTTCCTTAACGACTCGTTTATTAGGACCGCTAGCTGGACTGGTGGGTGCTCCAACGCCAGCGGATGCAATAGATCGATCAAACGTATTGCGGGCACGCGAACGGGCTGCACGCGCAACCCTGGCACTGCCTACCCGTCAAGACGTAAGTCAGCCCGTGGTAAAGAAACGTAATTTACGACAGCCAGATCCAATTGTAGATCAGCCTGATAATCGAAACTCCTCAAGATCGTCGGGAGGTTCTTCATCCGCCGAGGATAAAGCTGCCCGCGATGCGGAGCGCGCAGCAGAGAAGCTGCGCGAGCAACAGCAAGCAGCTACTAATCTTCTTAATACTGAAAAAGACCGATTACTGATCGCAGAAACGGCTGGTGATTTCCAGCGTCAGATTGTGCAATCAATGACAAAAGAATATGAAATTCAGCGCGAATACAACGACAAGCTGAACCAATCAAAAAGCGCGGAAGAAACACTTAACTTGCAGCTAGCAAAGCAAAATGCACTGCGAACAAATGGCTTGGATCTGCAGCGTGCAATGAGCAGCGAACTGGATAGTATCACGCAGCCGCTTGACTCAATGATCGAATCATCGCGTCAACGTTTGGAGCTAGAGATGCGACATCAGAAGTTACTGGCTGATGGCGTCAATCCAGAGCTTGCAAAAGAATTTGCGCAGCTTGAAATTACTGCTGAGAAGCAAAAGGAGTTGCTTACATTACGTGCTGCAGAGCTTGAAGCTGCTAAGGCTAAGCTATCAGCTGAAAGCGATGTCGCCAAGGCGATACAGGAACAAATCGATAAGATCAAGGAACTATTGGGGCTACTTGACCAATCGGTTGATAAATCAAAAAAGGAAACCGAAGAGGAGCGAAAGAAGCGTGAAGAACGAGAGGAAAGAGAGGCTAAGGCTAAGGAATCAGCGCAACGCTTAAATGATTTATATGGTGGAATTGTCAGCACGATTGAAGATGGTATCGTCGGTGCCTTGCAGGCTGGTATTGATGGACTGATTGATGGAACAAAAAGCCTAGATCAAGCGCTGTCAGACATTTTACGTGGAGTGTTACAAGAAATCAGCAATATGCTGCTTAAGTTCATTGTTAATACTGCCATGCGTGCTTTATTCCCCGGTGCATTTGCAGATGGTGGTGTCTTTACGCAGGCTGGATTGGCGCCCTATGCAAAGGGCGGATCCTTTAATGCGGGGCAAGTTCAGCCCTTTGCAAGTGGCGGAATCGTTGATTCACCCACGCTGTTCAAGTTCGCCAATGGTGGCGCCATGCGCACTGGCGTGATGGGTGAAGCTGGACCAGAAGCCATCCTTCCACTCAAGCGTGGCGCCAACGGTCAGCTTGGTG